GAATACGCTAAAGTATTACAGAGGTAGTGGGCATTACTGGAAACGTCATTTAAAAGTTCATGGCAAAGACATTGACGTAGGCGTTCTCGGTGTTTACTTTGAAGAAGCCAGATGCCTTGCTGCCGCAAAAGAGTTTAGTGAACTGCATGACGTTGCAAACAACCCAGAGTGGGCCAACCTAATTGCGGAAAACGGGTTTGACGGAGCGCCTTCTGGGGTTCATCACCCGATGTATGGAAAATTGCACCCAAAGAAAGGCATACCCCGCCCAGAAATGAGCGCACGGTATCTTGGGGAGTTAAATCCTATGTGGGGAAAAGTTGGCGCTATGCTGGGTGTTAGCAAGCCAAAAGGAGTTAACAGCCCGTTGTACGGAAGAAAACGTCCTGAAGGTGGGGGTAAGCCATCAAAGGCTGTTGTTTGTTTAACAACCCAAAAAGAATTTATGTCTGTATCTGAAGCCGCTAGGTCTTACAAAGGACACGGAACTACAATTAGTAAGTGCTGTTTAGGTAAGTCAAAAACAGCGTATGGAATGGAATGGGCATACAAGGAGACACTATGTCAGTAAGTCTAAACGGAACAAATGGTTTGACATTCAATGATGCGTCAACCCAAAACACAAGTGCGTTTTATGGTGGTCTAGCCTTCCGTAACCGCATCATCAATGGTGCGATGGGAATAAGTCAGCGTAGTACAGCTTCATTTACTCAAACTACTGCCGTTCAATATACCCTTGATAGATGGTTTGCGTATGGTTCAGTAGCTTCTAAATTTACAGTCCAGCAAAATGCTGGTTCGGTAACGCCGCCCGCTGGATTTATTAACTATCTTGGAGTTACATCAAGTTCGGCATATTCCATAAGTAGCACCGATTTGTTTCAAATTGTCCAACGGGTTGAAGGCTTAAATATCTCAGATTTTGCGTGGGGGACTGCAAGCGCGGCTTCAGTAACCTTGTCATTTTGGGTGCGCAGTTCTTTAACAGGAACATTTGGCGGGTCAATTGGAAACAGTGCATATACTCGCTCGTATCCTTTTAGTTACACAATTTCTTCCGCAAATACATGGGAGCAAAAATCAGTAACTATTGCGGGAGATACATCGGGGACTTGGCTAACTACAAACGGTGTCGGTCTTTACATCTCTATTGGATTAGGTGTTGGCTCTACATATTCAGGAACCGCTGGTGCTTGGGCTGGTACAGAATACGACTCTGCCACAGGAGCAACCAGCGTAGTCGGCACAAACGGAGCCACCTTCTACATCACAGGCGTTCAGCTTGAAAAAGGCAGCACAGCCACATCGTACGACCATAGGCCTTATGGGACTGAGCTTCAGCTTTGCCAACGCTATTATTGGAGAAGCGTATCAGGCGTTCTTTATAGTACTTTTGCCATTGGTGTTGTTGATAGTGCGGCTTCCTGTTCTGGCGTGTACGCAAAACATCCAGTAACAATGAGAACTACTCCAACTTGTTCATTTTCAAATTTACGTTTGTCTGATGGCACAGGCGCACCAGCCGTTACTTCTTTAGCTGGAAATTGGAGTTCAACAGAATCGTGGTCACAAGGATTTAATGCTTCAGGTGCTGGTTTAACACAAGGTAGAGCAGTTGCAATTCAATCAAACGGCTCATTAACATCATATATTGACGCTTCTGCGGAGTTATAAAATGTATAAATCAACTAAAAACAATTATGGCGGTGAGCCACAAAGCGTAATCCGTTTATCAGACAACGCTTGCATCCCCTTCGACCCCGCCAATACAGACTACCAAGCCTACCTAGCTTGGCTTGCTGAAGGCAACGCCCCACTACCTGCGGACGAATGACATGAACCAGTCCGAACGCGCTGAACTTGTTGCCGATATTGCTGCGGCGATTAAAGCATCATCTACTCTGTCTGAAGATGAGGTGCGTTGGGTCAAACTTGCCATTGAAAAGCAAGAGCAGTCAATCAAACTGCGCCAAGCCATCATTGAGAAGACATTGGGCGGCTTGGTGTGGGCTGCTTTGGCTGGGCTGGCCTACCTTTTATTTGACTTTGCAAAGAACCACGGATTCAAGTGATAGATGCAATTGCTTCAGCACAGATACCTTGGCCCAACACGGAAACAAAAATCGTGCTGGTGTGCCGCGTCGTGCTGCCAAGCGAGAAGTATGGAGCGAATGAGTTTTTAGATAAGGACGGCAGAGTCTGCCGGTGGGTGCTGGAGACTAAGAATGCTGGACCCCATTAGTGCGTTTGCACTAGCCCAAGGAGCCATTAAGGGTATCCAAGCCGCCATCAAGATGGGCAAGGATGTCCAAGGCATCACGAATGACGTGATGAAGTTCTTCGACGCAAAGGAAAAGGTTGCCAAGGAAGCAGTTAAGGACCCGAAGAAGAAATACAGTTCAGACACCAGCCAAGCGATGAGTACCGTCATGCAACTGCATGAACTAAACAAGGCTGAAGAAGAACTCAAGTGGCACTTCATCAACCAAGGCCATAGCCAGTTGTGGAGTCAGATTCTGCTTGAGCGCAACAGCATAGTGCAGCGCAGACGAACGCAAGAGATACTGGATGCTAGGGCGGCTAAGAACCGCAAGCAAGAGATTGACGAGGCCATCACGATGGGGCTTTGCATACTGGTAGCCGCTGCCATATTTTTCTTGGTGGCTTGGGGTGTAATCGAAATGAAAGGTAAGCTGTGAGCGAAGAAACTTTAAACGCCAATTCGACCCTTGATAAAGTTCTTGGGTATGTGGATTCACCGTTTAAACTTATCGCCATCCTTATCATGGGCGTGGTTGCCTTCGCTGGTTATTTTGTGTACACAAACCAAGACTTGCTGATTGGGGCTTACAAAGAATCCAAGAAGATACCCAGCATTGCCGAGGACCGTGTTGAGGATGCTTCTGCCCACCTGTTTAAGACCACCAACGCCACTATCGTTGCGGTGTTTAAAGTCAACCCAATGTTCGGGACTCGCATACTGTACCGAGCCTACGCCAAGGACGGCAGAGACAAAACCAATGACGGGCTGGATGTCGGACTGTTTACAAACAACGCAGCCAATAACGCCGACGTTGTGAAGCTGATGGCAAACGAAATCCCTTGCGGTGAGTACCGCACAGCGCAGTCTGAGATGGGTATTTGGTACATCAACAAGGGCGTTACCTATACTTGCAGAATCAGTGTTCCACCTGAACCGGGGCGGTTTGTGGGGCAGATAACCGTGGGATGGGAAACCGAACCCGAAAACTTAGAATCAGCACGAACCATGCTGAGTATTGCCGCAACCATGTTATCTAGGAGTAAACAATGACCTTGAGTGACCTAAACCCACTTGCCGCTATTGGGGGCAAACTCATTGACCGTTTTTTGCCCGACCCGATTGCTGCTGAAAAGGCCAAAGCTGAACTGTTTCAGATGCAGCAAAATGGCGAGTTGGCTCAAATGGCAAACGAAACCGAGATGTTTAAAGCAGAGCAGCAAAACACTACAGACCGCTGGACTGCTGACATGGCTTCGGATTCGTGGCTGTCTAAAAATGTGCGCCCAATGACCTTGGTGTATATCCTGACCGCTTACCTTACGCTGGCTATTCTGGACGGCTTTGGCTTCAAGATTTCCGAGTCTTATGTTACGCTGCTTGGGCAGTGGGGGATGCTTGTGATGGGCGCGTACTTTGGTGGCAGAACGCTTGAGAAATTAGCCGATATGAAAGGTAAAAAATGACCCACCTAAGTAAACACTTTACCCTTGACGAACTGACCGTCACCGACCACCGTGAGTTTGACAACAGCCCAACACAGGAAGAAATTAGTAACCTGCAACGCTTGGCGCAATTGCTGGAGCAGGTCAAAGAAACCCTTGGTGGTAAACCTGTGATGATTAACTCTGCCTTCCGCAGTAAGCGTGTAAACGATGCAGTTGGAAGTTCTGACAAGTCTCAGCATCGTAAGGGGTGCGCGGCTGACCTTCGAGTACCGGGAGTGACCCCAGATGAGGTAGTCCGCGCCGTGATTGCTGCGGGTTTACCCTATGACCAGATCATCCGCGAGTTTGACCGTTGGACACACATCAGTATCCCCAACACAGAAGACGCAGAACCCAGAGGAGTTGCGCTTATCATCGACCGCAGCGGTACTCGACCTTTTGCCTAATTCATGGGAAAATGAGCCATGAGTTTACAAAAAATTTTGCTCAAGCCCGGTGTTAACCGAGAAGGAACCCGACTGACAACGGAAGGTGGGTACTATGAATCCGACAACATTAGGTTCCGTTTTGGTACGCCAGAGAAGATCGGGGGGTGGGCGCGTATATCTTCAGCAGTATTTGTAGGCGTATGCCGTTCTTTGTCAAACTGGGTCACGCTGGGCTTTTTAAACCTGCTTGGTGTTGGCACGAACTTAAAGTTCTACATTGAACTTGGTGGTCTCTACCGGGACATTACCCCTATCCGCGCTGAATCCACGTTGACCGACCCCTTCACAACAGTAAACCTATCCACTACCGTAACAGTAACGGACGCTGCGGGTGGTTATGTGGATGGGGACTTTGTTACGTTTTTTGGCGGCACAGCCGTGGGCGGCATCACCATCCTTGGCGAGTACCAGATTACTTTCCTAAGCGCGACTACCTACACCATTACATCTGCTACAGCAGCAACATCCTCGACTACGGGTGGCGGCACAGTCTATGCCGTGTATCAAGTTAACGTGGGCCCCGCATATTCAGTTCCATCTGTTGGTTGGGGATCAGGCGCTTGGGGTTCGGGTTCTTGGGGCTTTGGAGCTACTACCCTGCTCAATATGCGTATTTGGAACCAGAACAACTTTGGGCAAGACTTGCTTTTTGGGCCACGTAACGGGCCTCTGTACCTGTGGAATGCCAACATTGGAGTGACCCCTACCGTTGCGACCATGACAATTGCAACCCCCTGCGTAGTCACCACAGCAGTAACACTAGCGGACAAAACAGCAATTACGTTTCAGACTGACGGGGCACTACCTACAGGGCTTGTTGTGGGCACGGTGTACTACACACGGTATGTATCAAGCACCACATTTAATCTAGCTACATCCACAACTTCAAGTGCAGCGTTATCAGGCGTAACTATTACAGGGACAGCAGGGCAATTTGGTTGTACTTCCCCAAGTTTTGGGTTGGCTATTGGGCAGTCATTAGTAATTAGCGGAACCTTGGGTGGCACAGGCTCTATTACTGGATACACCGACCCCACAACTTATTACGTTATAGCCACCAATGGCGCTACAACATTTACCCTATCCACTACTGTAGGCGGTTCCGGGGTTACAACCACGGCAGGTGCGCCAACAGGTCTTACCTACACACTATCAACAACAATTAACACGTCGGGGTCTCAGTCTGGGACACACAAAATCTCTTCGCGGGGCATTGCGCTTACTGCATTAAACGGAGCATCGAGCGTTCCGCTGACACAGGCAAACTTTATTATTTCTGATGCAAGCCGTTTTACCATTTGTTTTGGAACCAATGACTTTGGAAGCACCGAGTTTGATCCCATGCTTATCCGCTGGTCTGACCAAGAGTCGTACCTAGAGTGGGCTCCCGCAATTACAAACCAAGCTGGTAGTATTCGCCTGTCGCACGGCTCTAAGATTGTCACCGCAATACAAAGCCGCCAAGAGATCGTGGTTTGGTCTGATTCGGCAATATATTCCCTGCAGTACCTTGGACCACCCTACGTCTGGGGCACACAACTTCTTGCTGATAACGTCTCAATTGCGGGGCCTAACGCCGCTGCTATTGGCTCTGGCGCTGTTTTCTGGATGGGCATAGACAAGTTCTATAAATACGACGGTCGAGTTCAGACCATGCGCTGTGACCTGCGCCAGTACATTTACAGTGACATCAATCTGCAGCAAGCCGACCAGATTTTTGCTAACACCAACGAGGGCTTTAACGAGATTTGGTTCTTCTACTGCTCCTCAAACTCCACTACCGTAGACCGCTACGTGATCTACAACTATTTGGAAGACATCTGGATGTACGGCAATATGGCTCGCACAGCATGGCTGGATTCGGGTCTACGTACTTTTCCTATGGCGGCTACCTACTCATATAACATTGTCAACCACGAGTCGGGTGTAGATGACAATACTGGCGACACTCCTATAGCCATTGAGTCAAGCATTACAAGCTCTCAGTTTGACATCGGTGACGGGCACAACATGGCGTTTGCTTGGCGTATGCTGCCGGACTTGACCTTCCGTGGCTCTACAGATGGGACTACACCTAGCCTAATAATGCAGCTTCTACCTCTGCAGAACTCTGGTTCAGGGTACAACAACCCCCTATCGGTGGGCGGTACAAGTGCTACAGCCTCACAAGCCGTAACAGCTACGCAGACATACCCTATTGAACTAGACACTTTCACTGGGCAG